ACCTAGCATCATACTGAAAGGTCCACCTAGTATACGTTCTAATGTATTAGAAATTGTATACTTCATAGACTTACCAGTATTAATCAAGCTTTGACCAAATATTTTAGCAGACATCTTCAAAGGAGAGAATAAATTTTCATTCATAAATCCAAAGAAGTCATCTTTTAAAGTTCTACCGAAGGATTTTAATGGATGAATAACTCCAGATTTGATAGCACCAGCTACGCCACCTTTACGTTTACCATCTTCACCTTTCTCGCCTAAGATTAAGTTTTGGAAGGTTTCACTAGAGGAAAGCATTCCTAACCCAGCACCAAGAGCAAGGTTTCCAACTAAGCCCATACCAGTAGGATCTAATAAAACTGTAGCAGCAGAGAAGCCGCCAATTTTAGGCATAGATTTCTTAATATAAGCTTGAACTTTAGGACCAAATAGTCCACCACGACGTCCGATTTCTTTGCCATCTTTATCGTAGTATTTTCTACCAAATATCTTTTCATTAGCCCATCTGTTATTTTGAGCAATGGAGAATGCTCCACCCATTGCTAAAGCACCAACAGGACCAAAGCCTAATAATAAACTAGGAAGGAAAGATGCAACAGTACCCTTCATAAGAGAAGGATAATATTTCTTAACTAAAGCTTGTTGTTTACGAGAAATTAAACCACCAGCTCTAGAACCATCTTCTAATTCTTTACCAAATAAGAAATTCTTAGCAGTCTCGGATTCTCTAATAAGATTAGCCGCACTACCTAAAGCAGCTCCTGCTAATATACCAGTAGGTCCGAATAGCATTCCACCAGTAAGCAAACCAGCAGTACCACTAAATGCAGTACGTCCAGCAACTCCGGCAGAATCTTTTCTTAATTTTTCAATATCATTAGTTAAAGATTTAGCAGTATCAGGATTTAATCCTTTAGAGTATTCTTTAAGTTTATCAAGTCCAGTATTGAATGCTTGACTTGTTGCACCTTTAGCAGTTTCTGCTAACTCTTTAGAATTTATACCATCAACTTTACCACCAAGAGAAGAAATAGCATAGTTCAATAATCCAGCTACAACTCCAGTTTTATCATCGGAGTCGAGGAATTTTTGAACTTGAGGTGGAAGTGTATTATATACCGCATTACCTACTTTAGATCTTTGCGATGCTTTAACAGTACTTTGATAAGCTGCAGCAATATCATCTAAACTATTACCGCCATCTGCATGAGACATAATGGAGTTGAATAATTTAGCTTTAAAGCTACGTTCATCCGCTCTAGCCTTAGATCTATTAGCACTAAGTCTATCTGGATTAAATGGATTTTGGTCAGCTGGAATAATCAACTCGCCTTTAGAGATAGTTGTTAAACCAGTTTCTGGTACAGCTAATGATCCATCTGCAAAAGAATTAATAATATGACTAAGTGTAGATCCACCTGCACTCATAAATGCACGTTTACCACTCTTAAGCCATTCACCTGCATAATTAGTTCCGAAATCTTTAACTTTACCCCAAGCATTTATACCCAAAGCTTTCATAGGTTCATAGACGTTAGTTTTCATCCAGTCCCTAAATTGAGTAAATGTATTCTTGAGTTCAAAAGCCATCTTATCATAGAACCCAGTTATAGGTCTACCTTCAGAGTCTTTTTCGCCATTGTCATGGTCAAAGAAGAAACTATAAACACTTCTATCAACAGCAGCTACACTTTCAGCTAAGAATAATCTTGGATTTCTCCAAATATCACTCCAGTTAGCTTTAAATGCTTTAGCTTTACCTTTAAGACCTTTTGCTCCAGTAACACTATCAAATTTACCATTTGGACTACTAGTAGTAGCCAAATTATCTAATGCACTTTCATCAAAATCATCTAAAGTTCTTCCGGATTCTTTCTTAGCATCAGCGGCAGCTTGTGCAACCTGTTTCTTTTCTTTAATTACAGTTACATCTCTAACAGAATTAAAGTCAATATAGTCAGGAAGCTGACCTTTACTAATTTGCTTACCCTTATTACGAATTCCTCCAGTACGGATTAGGTATAATTCAGTAAGCATATTTTGGAATACGCCATTTTTACTAAATGCAGTTTGCATATTGGCACTAGTATTATGCACTACAGATCTATTAGAACCATTAAATTTCTGTAATAAAATAGAACTACCATCTTTAGAAAGTCTATTATATTCTTCAGCTTCACGACGTTTACTATAAGCAACATCAGAAGCAAGACCTCGTTTATCTGTACGTTTAACTAAAGCTCTAGCGAACTTAGCATCATTACCAAAGAAATTTTCACTGAATCCATCCATAGATCCATCATTTTCCCAGGCATATTGAACTGCACGTTCTACTATATCTTCTTTTATGCGTTTAATTTCAGATCTACTTAATCCTAAAGCTTTAGCCATAGAATCTACGTTATTATTTAACTTATTCTTGTAATCCGAGGTTCCTATACTTCTATAGGTTTTATTATTATCTTCATGAAGCTTATTAATTTCTTTACGAGAAACAAATTTGCCAGCCTGGTAATCATACGATCTCTCTTCTCCACCTAATAATGCTTCGATACGAGATAAATGACCAGGGATTGTTTCTATAATAGCTTTTCTGGTAATACCGTCAAATGGAACCCTACCTTTATTATAGACAGAAGTATCTATCTTACTCTTACTAGCAATATCAACACCAAAAATATCAGCTAATAGACTGGCAAATGGACTGTCCGAATCTCTACCAGATTTCTTTAAGTCTGCATTAACTTGATTGAAAACGCTTCCTAAAGTTTTATTAAAGCTTTTGATTGCTTTCTCTAATGGTTTACCCATCATTTGAGATACAAGCATTGATGGGATCATTTCTAATGGATTCATAGCAAAGGTCATCATCATCTCTTTACTAATCATTCCAAGAGCAAGTTCATCCCCTTGGTTAGCAATATTCTTTCCTACTTGTTTAAAGTAAGAAGACCAGTTCATTACTCCACTACTAACAATATCTGTTATATCAGTGCGAAGTCCACGATCGAGTCTACGTTTATTAGCCTTTCTATCTTCGTCCTCTTCTTTGAAACGTATACGTTCCATATCCAAGAGCTCTTTCAGAATGGCATTATTTTCACGTTGGTATTTAGTAGATTCTTCATAGAACTTAGTTGAGTTATTGATATGAGCATGCAAAGGTCCTGTTAGGAAGTTTTGCATGTCACCAAGAGTGCCATGAAGACTAGTGATACTATTATTAAGATTACCAAATAATCGTTCTTGTTGTACAAACATGAACGAAGTATTTTGCTTAGCAACATCAGCTTGATATTTGGCTGCATCAAATACTGAGTTGGAGATTTGAGTTGCACTTGCTCTAGATGAGGCATCTATAGTGGAAGTGATAGCTTTCTCTCCAAATGTCATATTGGAAGATTTGGAACCGCCTGATTCAAAATCATCATCATCGCCGTCAAAGTTCCAGTCAAAATCATCATCAAAACCAAAGGATTTATTGATACGATCCATGTTATAAAGTTTACCAGACTTTAGATCGGCTTTAGCATTTTTAAGAGCCGTATTAGATACATCGTAAATTGTAGATTTACGAAGATAATCTTGTGCTTGTCTTATAGTTTGCTTATAATTAACTATAGCTTTCACTGTATCTCTAGCGACACTAGTAGGAGCAGCTACAGTCTCATATAGATTTTCATATTTATTCTTGAAATCTTCGGTAGCAGCATATTTAACTGACTTACCTAAATTCTTAAGATAATTTGTAATCTTGAGCCCCAATATTGGATCCTCCTTTCTTTCAAATTATCAATATGTTCAATTTTAAGACATATATCGCCCAAGGATCATCTAGGATCCTTGGGCTAAATATATGCTTTTCAATTTTTTCAGGGTTGTACGATTCGCACACTATATTTGTGCAGAAAGAAGGTGTGTAAGATGATTGAGTAAAATAATCCTACACTAAAATGTTAGTAATAAAAATAGCAGAAGAGGGAAATATCCCCCAAGGCAGTTGTGCAGAGCCTTGGGGGATATTAGGAGTAAGTATTCAATATTTGAAAACAGGAGTTAAAATAAAAATGAAAAACTAGAAAAATTATAAGGAAAATATATATGAATCACAGTATGAGTGAGTCAAGCTCATACTACCTATATGTAACAAGTTTTTTAAAAGATAATATACCCATAGGAGTTTAACTCCTATGGGTGGTGATGAATATATTATCTTTGAGTGAACGGTATAACTTCTTATACTAACCAAAAAATATAAGAAATTACTTTATAGTTCAACTCTAATTATTTTTTAATCCATGTTGGGCATGGACTAGATACCTTAATAGAATCATAAGGGCTAACTTTGATTTCTGCTTTTTCATAAACAGGTTTGCCAGCCGCATCAACACCAACTTGTTTAGGGTAAGTTCTAGTAGATGCTTTGATTTCTTTCTTAATGAAAGATACATTCGATTTTTCTCGTCCACCAAGACTAATTTTACGGTTAGTCTGCAAGTATGTATTTAAGAACTCTTTAGAGATCGCAATCATACTTTCCGCATCAGATTTTTTAGCTTCATAAGTAGAAACTAAACCTTCGGCTTCATCTTTGCTAATTTTAGTTGTAGCAACGATTGCATTTGTAATAATACTACGGAATTCTTTAGCTGGAGCTACTGTACCAACTTTACCAGTTTTATCATATACCCCAACTTCATAAGTAGTATCGTTTAAGAATGCTCGCATAACACGTACTTCATCTTTATGAGAAGAAGAAGCATGAGTCAAATTCTCTTTAACCTCTTTAATTAGGTCAACCACTTTTTCCATAACGGAATCCTCCTTAAATAATTATATATAAAGACGTCAAAAGACGTTCTTTAACTTAATCAACCCATTCATCTAAATGGATAATGGCTTCCACCAACTTAGGCGGTTTACCTTTTGATTTAATTAAATCATTAATTTCTTTATGAGTCATTCTAGACAGTTCTAAAATGAAATCATGTTTACTATCATTGTTTGAATCTTTATTTTTTACTTTAGTAGTCATATTTATACCTCAAACTGTCTAAATAGATTACTT